CTCGTGCCCGAAATCGACGCGGGCCCCCGTATTGAAGGGCTCCGGCCGCAGATTCGGCATGCCAGCAGGCACGCGGATATTCAGGATGGAGCCCGGCTTGTAGCGGATGACGCCGTCGGCGTCCGGGATGAGCACCCCGTTAGGGTTCAGGATCGGGGGACGGACCGTCTGCTCGGCGCCGACGATCAGGCACTCCTCGATCTGGTTGAGCATCTTGACGTCCGGCAGGCACATCATGCCCGGCGATCGCCCATGTTTCTCCCCGGAGGCCTTGGACCAGCGAGACACCAGATATCGCATCTCGGGCCAGCCGCCCGTCCGCAGGACCGTTTTGTCCGCAACCGAGACCCACTGCGACACGACGGGCATGTTCCGTACGTCGCGACCGCCCGCCACAAACGCGGTCCGCGGAAACGCGCCATGAACGATTGCAAACGCCTTGTTCTGTCCGCCCCCGTCCGCCTGCTGATAGGCCGACCAGACGGCCTTGCCGACTCGCGCCTCGCCCGCGCCGAACTCCTCGACGATCTGGCGGGCCGTCCAGTCGAACTTGCGGAGCACCAGGTCCGACCGCCCTTTCGCGCTCTCCTCGAACACGATCTGCTCGAACGGGTGCGCGGTGAAGTCGTAGAGAGATTCGAGTCCCTGCGAGACCTCCAGCGTCGCCAGACCCGCCGACCCCCAATCCTGGGCCAGCTCGTAAAACGCCCGCTCGAAGTTCGATTGTCCCATCTCGTCGCAGATCGTCTCGGAGATCTGTCCCAGGGTCCGCGACACATCCCCGTCACCCCTGGCGATCGGGGGCAGGAGCATGAAGTTGCGTCGCCCGGGATTCCACATGTAGTTGTAGATCCCCGCGGCGAATCGCTGGGTCGCCAGCTCCGCCGTCGAGTCGAACAGTTCCCTGTGCAGGTCCTGTCCCTCGGTCCGCTGGACCGTCACCGTCGCCCGTCGCGGCAGGCAGTACTCCATCGCCTGCTGCACGAGGCTTTTGACGGACCCGCGCTGCGAGTCCAGCCAGTTCCAGCGGTCGATCATCGCGACGGCATCCATTCGCTACAGCCCCACCACAGTCGGCAGCGTAATCCGCGCTTTGCCCTTGCCCTGCGAGCTGACGAGCGTCGAGCCGCTGGACCCGGCCAGCCGGCTGCGGAGCCGCGCGTCCGACGCAACCACCTCGGCGTCCGCCTCGCCGATCACGTCCGGCAGCGTGATCGTCGTCTTTCTGTTCAACTGGTTGAGCAGATACTGCCTCTCTCGCATTTGTCGTTGGGTTTGTGCTGCCGTGAATGATGCGGACATCCGATTTCCTTTCGTCTGACGCCACTGTAGCTCTGTGACAGCGTCAGGGGACAGGCATATCACCGTAACATCGCGTGATCCGCGTTTGCGACAACGAAAACGCCACTTTCTGTCGAGGATTTCTGCCAGTATGTATGCCGATCGGCATATGCAGATTCTGGGCCTGTCAGCGGTCTTGCGAGAGGAGAACGCCGCTTGCCAGGAGCAGGACGACTACGAGTTCGCAGCGGTTGTGCACCCGCAGCGTGCGATACAGGCGGTTGCAGTGGATCCGCACCGTGCCGCGGGAGATCTTGAGCCGCCGTCCGATCTCGGCGAGCGACCAGCCCCGCAGCAGACCCAGCCCGACCTCCAGCTCGCGGAGCGTCACGCCGAGTTCCACCCGCGCCGCGACCCACAGCTTCGGATCCGCCAGCCGCGCGTACGACAGCTCCATCCGTCGCGTCAGCTCGGGACATCGGGCAAACAGGTCTATGCGATCTGACTGGCTCATCGCAGAATCCGCCCTCCGCAATCGACGTGCGTCGGCGTCCGCCGCTGCGCTGTGTCTCGCGACTGCTCCAGCTCGCACACGGCGAACGCCAGCGCCGTGACGGCTGGATAATCCGTGAGCCGCAGCCTCGCGGGGTCCTCGTACCGCGGGGGCACGAGCAGCTCCCCCGCCATCTTGGCCGTCGCGGGCACGATCAGCCGGCCGACCGCGAGCATCTCCTGCAGGATCGGCAGGGCATAGGCGAACGAGCCATCGAGCAGGCATAGACTGCTGTGCTCGACCGCCAGTCCGTCGGGACGATGCTCCTGGACGAACTGCATCGCCGCGACGTGCTTGGCGTCCGCGACGACCCGTTCGGGTTTGTAATAGCGACGCAGCGCCTCCAGACCCTCGACGACGTGCCAGAGCCGCTCGTCGCAGTACTCGTCGAGGACGAGGACCGTCGGCTTGCTGAGCACCCGCTCGATCTTGTGCTCGCCGACGACCACGACAAACCCGGGGCGGATCGCAGGCCACGCCGCGGCGATGCAGATCCGCGAAAAGGCCGCGTCCATCTCGCTGGGAAACCGCTGTGTCCCTGGAATCATACGGACCTCCTGAAATAGCTGTCCCCCTCGACCGAGTAGAGGAGGTACCGCAGGGCGTCCGGGCAGTGGTCGCCCACCTTGCGGGGCTTGTCCGCCGGGTCCAGCAGATCCGTCCCGTCCAGCCACCGGTACTCCATCAGCTCGCGAATCGTGTTCGGGCACCGCGGCGAGATCGTCAGCCGCGGCAGACCGTTGTCCTGCACCTTGAGCATCGCCTGGACCAGCTCGATGCCCAGGCGGATCTCTTTTTTGGCCGGCAGGGTCTCGATCCCCAGGCCCCGCAGCTCGTACACGTCCTGGGCGTCGTGGTCGGCCCAGCGGGCAATGATCGTGCGCCCCTGGGACATCTGCCGGATCCGCTCGGCGTGCTCCGCCAGGAACCGACGCGGCTCGTAGTACTCGTCGTACACGTGCCACAGACGGTCCGGACCGTACCGCGCAGCCGCCAGGCAGACGAAGGGATTGTTGAAGCCCAGGTCCAGGCCCTGGAAGTGCTCGGCGTCGGCCGGCAGGTCGACATCCCGCACGTGGACCTCGCGCCGAAACGACTTGTACACGGCGCCCAGAAACGCCGCGAAGAAGCCCTGGATCCGGGTGAGCTGCACCTCCTCGGGCCAATCGGCGATCAAGGCGTCGATCGCGTCATCCTCGATGTACCCGCCCCGACTGACGCGGTTGTCGTTGAGGTCCGCGTGGAACACGGCGTCTTCCGCCGTTGGGTTCCTGTCTCGGGTCTGGAGCCAGGCCTGCGGGATCAGAGGCGTCGCCGACCAGGTCAGAAACCCGCGAGAATCCAGCAGACGCATCCGCAGCTCCCCGAAGATGGCCTCGCTGTCGTGCTCGCACTGTTCGTCGGCGTAGATCGCGTCGATGTCGCGACCCTGGAACGCCACGCGGCCCTGCTCGAACGCCTTGAACTCGATCCGATTGCCGTTGTCCAGGTACACAATCGCCGGGATGTCTCGCCCCTTGTTGTGCCAGGCGACCGCCCGCATCCTGCCCGCCGGGATGTACTGCTTGATCTTCTCCTGCCAGAGGATCGTGCCCACCATGTCCCACGTCGGGGCAATCGCCCAGATCACGGCCTCCTCGGGCGCCCTGCGATAGGGATGCACGCCCAGGGCGAATCCACACAAATCGTAGCCGATGCTCGCCTCACTCTTGCCCGACCGGTTGCCGCCGAAGAACCAGCGATGCTTCGCGGGCGACTGATGAAATCTCGCCGCCTCCGGCAATGCCCGGTAGGTCAGCAGCCTGCGGCCGATCATCGAGATCTGGCGGTCCGTCAACGGCATGGCAGAACTCCCCATTCTCCGTGTTCTCCGTGTCCTCTGTGCCTCTCTGGCGTGTCTGTCATCGTCGCATCACCTTTCGGATCTCTTCGCATTCCTCGTGGCTGAGGATATCCCGCGTCTCCATCTCGACCCGCTGGGTCGCCTTCCCCTCGTCCCGGTCCCAGGCCTCCTTCGTCGCCAGCCAGGCCGTGCCGGCCAGCCCCTTCTTCACGAGCTGCTGGACCTGTTTGATCGCCGTCCGCTCGGCGATCGTCAGCTCCTTGGCCTTCACCGCCTTCGCCAGCTCCGCCGGCGACATCGCCAGAAACCGGCAGAAGTAGCGCCACAGGTTCGTCCGGGCCCTCGGGGCGCCCGCCGGATTGCCGCTCTGCCCCGGCGGGAATTGATGCTCCTGCGGCGGCCGGCAGTAGCCCACATCCTCGCGTTTGGGCTTGATTCCCTGTGTGGCAGGGATTTTTTTTCTGCTCCGCAACCTGTGTCCCGCGGCCCGCCTGGCGTTGGCCGGCCGCTTCGCGGCCTTCGTCTTCTTCGCCACTCGTGTCATGCGTCACGACCTCCCACCATCGCCTGCAGGATGCCCGGCACGATGTTCTTGCGGGCCACGCCGCCCAGGTTCGTCACGCCGCGGCAGCGGCGCTTGCGTTTGACGTCCCGGACGCACCGGTCGCGGAACACCTCGAAACGCCCTGCAGGCAGCGTATTCTGCACGTGTTCGGCCCAGTAATATACCCACGGGCCCAGGTCCATCAGCAGCTCGTCCGAGGCCGTATCGAGGTCCTGGTCGCAGGTCCGGCCCGTGATCGCCGTCACGATGTGCCTGGCGAAATCGACGCCGATCGGGTTGTGCCAGGCCGCCTGTTTGGCGCTCAGGGCGCCTCCGATCCGGATCGCGTCACCCGGAGAACAGACTGGCCGGGGGGCCTGCGGATCCCGGCGTGACGGATCCGGCTTACGACCCCCCTGGTCAGATTCAGGCAGGTTCGCAGCTTGGTTTGACCCTTGCCTGTGCTGTGCGCTTGCTGTGCTTGCTTGGCTTGGCTTGCCTTGTCTTGCCTTGTCTTGCCCTTGCTCTTGGTCTTGCTCTTGGTCTTGCTCTTGGTCTTTTCCCTCGCTTGCCGAGGCAGAATCTGCAACCTGGGAAGCTGCTAAAGCGCGCGCGCTGCTGCTGGACTGGGAAGCTGCTTGCTCTTGCTTGTCTTGACTTGCTTGTTCTTGCTTGCTTGAACTTGCTTGCCCCTTGTCTTCCCCCCTCTTACTCCCCCCCTCCTCTCCCCGCGAACCCCGCGAGCGGACGGGGCGCCAACTGCGAGCGGCCGCCGCCTCCGCGTGCGTCAGGTAGCAGGCGAGCCCCTCGCCGATCATCCAGTCGAGACGCTGGACCAGCTGCGCCGCCTCCAGGCCCCACTCGTGCACCAGGCGGACCGGGTCGCCCCAGACGATCCCCCAGTCATCCTCGCGAGCGGCCATCGCCCACACGGTCAGGCAGAACACCCGCTGACCGTTGTCCGCCGCCCGCCAGAAACCCTTCCCGAACAGGTCGAGCGACAGCGGGATAAACGGGGGGTTCGCCGTCCCATGCCGCCATACCCCCCACGGCC